AATGGCATACCCGGAGAAGTTGAGTCAGTTGACGCTAGTACATCGTCTGGTTATCCCTTTAGTCTTGACCCGAAGTTACGTGGTGCAAAGAATAAAGTGTTGATCAAGGACGAAACGCTTGGAATACAAGGAAAATGGAAACTTGGAGATGCGGCAGAAATGTCGTACAATCGCTGGACAGAACTTTTAGCGAATGGAATTGTGCCTACTGATCCCTTCTTGGCAACCTTGAAGGATGAGCGGCGAAAGATTGAGAAAGTGCAAGCTGGTAAGACCCGGCTTTTCTGCGCAGGCTCTCTTTCGAGCTTTCTACACAATAAACAACAGTTTGCTGCTTTTGCAGCTTTCTTTAAGCGAACACGCGCCAAAACATTCAGTACATTGGGCCTGGATCGTGCGTCTCAGGAATGGGACAAAATGATCAAGTGGATGATGGAAGTTGGCGATGATTGCGGACTCGATGGTGATGAAGAAGATTGGGATGGACGCTTCAAGGCGTCTATCGCATTTGCTGCTCTTAGGATATTTGATGACTTTTATGAAAATATCTCGATGAAGCGCTATGCGCTTTTCTGTCACGCTATTTTCGCACTAATACGTGTTTCGTGGAACTTTGGAGAAGGGATGACTACTGCTATAATGCAAGTCCCAGGCCTGATGCCTTCAGGTTGGTGGTTGACTTTGATTCTCAACTCCATAGTTAACGCTACAATGATGCGAATCGCCTGGATCATGTTGGTGTCAAAACCATACAATGATTTGTACTACTTTCGTAAGAACGTGAGAGATAAGTACACAGGTGATGATAGCTTTTTGAACGTGTTCAAAGCGTTCTCACATGAGTTTAATAACATCACAATAGCAAAACTGTTTTTGGAGTATGATCAAATATATACTCCTGCTGCGAAGAATGGAGAACTTGTTCCTTATAAGAGAACAGTCGATTGCCTGTTTATGAAGCTTACAACTGGTAGGCTATATGATCGATGGGTCGCGCTGTTCGATATGGAAGCAAATTTGGAAATTACAAA